AGGAAGTATCTGGCAAATACCTTGATGATTTAGAATATGAATATGAGAAGTTAGAAATTACTGGTATGTGGGCTAATAAATTATATGAGGGAGATTCACATCCACCGCACACACATTCCAATAATGTTCTGTCTGGCGTATATTATTTGACTGCATCAGATAAAACGTCACCTATTCAGTTTTTCGATCCAAGAGTTCAAGCCCATGTCTTGAAACCTAGAAATAAAGCAAACTGGAATAATGCTAGTATGGTTCAATTTGATTCTATAGAAGGTAATGGTTATATTTTTCCTTCATGGTTGCAACATTGGGTTCCCCCCACATCAGATGAACGTATAAGCATATCATGGAATATATTGGTTCGTGGGAATTACGGAGAGCCAGATACATTGCAAAATGCTCATATCTAAGAAAAATGAAGTATATCTTGTTTTATCAGATGTAGATCTTTCTACTCAGAAAGAATTATCTGAATACTTTACTTTTGCTGTGCCTGGTGCTAAATTTATGCCCATGTATAAAAATCGTATGTGGGATGGTAAGATAAGATTATACAGTCCAGGCTCTGGTGAAATTTATGTTGGGTTGTTACCATATATAAAAGATTACTGTAAGAAGCATAAAGTAAAATTTACTATAGAAGTAGGAGTAGAAAATGAACGGAATGTTGTGCGTGAGGTTGTTGGAGGCTTCGTCAAGAGTCTCAAACCAAAATCAAAAGGTAAGTCCCTCAAGGTTAGAGATTATCAGCTGGATGCTGTTCAAAGGTCCTTATCTAGAAATCGGGCTCTTATTGTTTGTCCCACTGCTTCTGGTAAGTCTCTTATAATTTATGCACTAGTTCGATATTATCAAATGTCAGGACTAAAAACTCTTATTCTTGTACCTACTACATCATTAGTGGAACAAATGTATACAGACTTTGAAGATTATGGGTGGAGCTCTGGTACATATTGTCAAAGGATATATCAAGGCCATGATAAAAAGGTAACTAAAGATGTAGTCATATCAACGTGGCAATCTATCTATAAAATGCCAAATAAATATTTTGAAGATTTTGATTGTGTTATAGGGGATGAAGCTCATATGTTTAAAGCAAAATCTCTTACAAACATTATGACTAAATTACATAACACAAAATATAGATTTGGATTTACTGGAACATTAGATGGTACACAAACACATAGATTGGTTTTAGAGGGGCTATTCGGAACAGTAGAGGAAATAATAACTACTAAAGAATTAATGGAGAAAAAAACTCTTGCTAATTTAAAAATTAAATGCATAGTTTTGAAGCATGCTAACATGCAAGGAAAAATGACCTATGCAGAAGAATTAAAATATTTGGGCACATCTTCAGAGAGAAATACGTTTATTAGTAATTTGTTATTACATCTTAATGGGAATACGCTTTGTTTATTTCAACTTGTAGAAAATCACGGGCAACTACTTCATGATAAAATTAATAGTATTATATCTCAAGATAGTTCTCGTAAAGTGTTTTTCATTTATGGTAAAACTAGTACGGATGAAAGGGAAAAAATTCGTGAGATTGTTGAAAAAGAAAAGGATGCCATTATTATTGCCAGTTTCGGCACCTTTAGTACTGGCATTAACATTCGTAATCTTCACAACATCGTGCTCGCTTCCCCATCCAAATCTAGAATTAGAGTCTTGCAATCAATTGGCCGAGGCTTGCGGCGTAGTGAGAATAAAATGGAAATTTTAATATTTGATATTGCTGATGATATCCAACAAAAAAATTATACAATAAAACATTTTATGGAAAGAATTAATATCTATAATAAAGAACAATTTGATTATGAGATAAATAATGTGTCTTTACCGAAAAAAGGCGATTGACTTTTTCCCCTGTATAGTGTATTATACGAGATAATATTAGGAGTAAAAATGGCTAAAGCAAAAAGTGTTCATTATGTAAATAATAAAGAGTTTTTAGAAGCGATGGTTGCGTGGAAAGACCTATGTGCAGAAGCTGAGAAATTGAGTGAACAACGACCACCGATTACAAATTATATTGGAGAATGTTTTGTTAAAATAGCAACTCACTTATCCTATAAACCAAATTTTATAAATTACACATACAGGGATGAAATGATATCAGATGGCATCGAAAACTGTTTACAATATGTTGCGAACTTCAATCCAGAGAAGTCGCAGAACCCATTCGCATATTTTACTCAAATTATCTACTATGCTTTCATTCGAAGAATCCAAAAAGAAAAAAAACAAAGTCACGTCAAAAACAAAATCTTAGAAAAGAATGTTGTAATCCCTTATTCAGTAATGGAAGGCGATCATACCGCTTATAATGTTGGGCAAATAGATTTACAAGCTTTTCTTCCACCAGAAGATGTATATAAACCAAAGAAAAAAGCTGCGCCAGCTAAAAGTAAAAATTTAGAAAAATTTATGGAAGAAAAATAAATGGAGATTGCTCTAATTACAGATACCCATTTCGGGGCTAGAAATGACAATCAAAATTTTAACGAATTTTTTTATAAATTTTATGAAAATATTTTTTTTCCTACCTTAAAAGAACGCGGTATAACAACTTGTGTACATTTAGGCGATGTTATGGATCGCAGAAAATTTGTGTCCTATAAAATTGCTACAGATTTTCGTAAGCGATTTATTAATGTTTTTCAACAAATGGGCATAGATTTACATATCATCATCGGCAATCATGATACCTATTATAAAAATACGAATGAAGTAAATGCAATGGAGGAGCTTGTCGGACAGGATAGATTTAAAATCTATACAGGGCCAGAAGTGGTAGATTTTGATGGAGTCCCTATTCAGTTTATTCCTTGGATTAATAGTGGGAATTATACTGAATCTATGTCAGCATTATCTAAATCACAATCTCAAATTGTTATGGGACATTTGGAAGTTAATGGTTTCGAAATGTATAAGGGATTTAAAGCAGCTGGTTCCTATGATAAAGATCTATTCAAGCGTTTTGATATTGTAATGAGCGGCCATTTTCATCATAAATCAGATGATGGACAAATATATTATTTGGGTACACCGTATGAATTGTATTGGAATGATTTTGATGATCCTAAAGGGTTTCATATCTTTGATACAGAGACTAGAGAACTTGAACGTATAGTAAATTCGCATATAATTTTTGAGAAGATTTATTACGATGACAGCATCAAAGATTATAGTAAAGAGGATGTCTCTAAGTATAAAGATAAGTATGTTAAACTTATTGTAGTGAATAAGAAAGATTTATATCAATTTGATTTATATACAGACAGACTTTTAAAAGCAGATGCTTTTGAGGTTAAAATCATTGAAGATTTTTCTGAGCTTGATGCTGATAATGTTTCTGATGATATTGTAGAAAATACAGAAGACACGATGACGTTACTAGAGAAATACATTGATGAACTAGACGTTACTTTAGACAAAGTTAGATTAAAAAATAAAATGCGACAACTCTATACGGAAGCACAAGACTTAGAAATATGATAACAATGAAATTGGTTGATTGGAGAGTGGCAACACTTTTTGTTCAAGCCAGACATTATTCACCTGTGATGCCTAAACTAACTAAGAAGTGGTTAGGTGCATATCAAGACGATGAACTAGTGGGTGTGCTTACATTAGGTTGGGGTACGAACCCTATGGGAACGATTAAGAAGATGTTTCCAGAGTTGACTACTGGTGATTATTATGAGATCGGTAAGATGTGTATGGACGATGAAATGCCTCGTAATTCTGAATCTCAAATGATTAGTGCGACTATGAAGTGGATGAAAGAAAACACTCCCGAAAGAAAATATCTATACACTTGGGCTGATGGAATAGTTGGTAAACCTGGCTATGTCTATCAAGCAGCAAACTTTCTGTACGGTGGTTTCATATGGAGTGATGTATACGTTTCGGAAACTGGTGAGAAGGTACACTTTCGTACTATTCAACGTAAGATGAAGAAGGAGATGAATCGACATGACACAAAGTATGGCCCACGTCCTAACGATACTAAAATGGGTGAGTTGGGATTCAGTAGAGTTTGGGGAAAACAATTTCGATATATTCTTCCTATGACAAAAAAGGATCGGAAGTATCTTAAAAAATCTACTTGCGATTGGAATATTAATTATCCAAAGGGCGGAGATTTAGAATGGAAAATTAAACGTCCAGGCGAAACTGAATATGAATTAACAGAAACAATGCCTTATGAACATAGGGGTGACAGCGTAGACCATAATACTGCTAATGTAAGTAAGGTAGAACGAAAGTATGGAACTGGAAATTTGGAGACATTTTTATGACAACTATAATGACCTTATTTGGTGAAGAAAAACTATCTAATTTGGGACAGACTAAAGTTTGTATTTATTGTGACAAAGAACAACTCCTATCCGAATATTTCGGTAATGGTCATTATAAACCTGAGAGTAAAGGTGGTGAGCCTTATTTTCATAATTTTTGTAAAACATGTAAAAGCAAACGTAATAAATTAAGGAATAAATTACGAAAAGTTGCTCCCCCCAAACCAGATTTTTGTAATGCTTGTCATGGAGCTTCTGGTGATACTAGATGGGTCCTTGATGAGGACCATGTTAGAGGCATTTTTCGGGGGCATACTTGTGACCAATGTAATTCTGGTGGTGGAAAATTTGGAGATAATCTAGACGGTGTTTGGTTGTGGGTTTGTTATTT